TACGTGGTGCTCGTGGACTCGAACGTCACGAATGCCGAGTCACTGCAGTCGAACTCCGCGCTGTCCATCGAGTTTGGCCGCGAGGCCTACGTCGATGAGAACGGCGTCGAGCACGGCGGCATGGACGGCCTCGCTGTCCTGACCAACGCAGCTCACCTGCCGAAGAAGGCGCACGCCAAGTCCAAGAAGCCGAAGATCCGCAGCCGACCGAAGCGAGGTGACCGTGGCAGGTTTGCCTGAATCCGTCCGAGCTCTCGCTGAGCAGACGCCGGTCGAGGATCTGATCCTGGCCGTCCTCCGCGACGGTATGCCCGAGATGCAGGTCAAGTCCCTCATCTCCAAGGACCAGACCTTCCCGCTCGTCATGGCTCGGCGTATGCCGAACCTGGGCGACGAGGGAGACACCCGCTTCACCGAGATCGCGACCATCGCGGTCCACGCCTTCGTCCCTGACCCCAATGGGGATGAGGACGCGGCGATCCTCTCCGAGGCCTGTCGAGTGGTGCTGCGCGATGCGTGGCTCAACCACAAGACCTTCCCCGGTCTCGGCCACATCTCCACCTTCGAGATGACCTCCGCCCCTCGTCGTGTCACCGACTGGGCCACTGCGACTGGACCCGTCCAGTTCGCTGACCTGCCCACTGGCACATGGCGATACGAGGCCATCTACCGGCTGGAGATTCGCAAGCCGCGACTCAAGCCCTACACCATCCCGACCCCCTGATCTAGGAGATCTCCTACATGAAGAACGACGACGCCACTCTCGTCATTGGGAGCGGCAACTACTTCACCGCGCCCACCGGCACCCCGCTTCCCGCCGACCTGCTCGCCCCCGGCGTGCTCTTCGACAGCGTGGGTCACACCTCGCTCGAAGACATCCTCGCCATCAGCTCTGAGGGCGGCGAGGCCACGGTCATCGGCACCCTGCAGAACAAGTCGCTGCGCACCAAGTACAGCGCCCGCACCGAGACCATCGCGGTCATCCTGCAGCAGTTCGACACCCCGGCCCTGAAGCTGTTCTACGGCAGCAACGCGCCCGAGCTGCCGGACGGCACCATTGGTGTCCCGACCGAGCCGGTCCCGACCACCTGCGCCTTCCTGGCGATCTTCGTGGACGGCGACAACGTGTTCGCCATCTACGCGCCCAAGGCCGAGATCTACCGTGGCGACGACCTGTCCCTCTCGGACACCGAGTCCCTCGCCGGTCTGCCGATCGGCGTCAAGCCGATGGTCTACATGGACAACGTGTGGACCTACGCCGTCACCCCGCTGGGTGAGGTCGCCTGACCAGTAGTACCAGCACTTCTCCCCCCGCGCTGATCGTTGCGGACCCCGGCGCGGGGGGAGCCCTTCGGGGCATTCCTCGGGTCCGCTCACCGCACCACCAACACACAGAAGAGGTCCGCAAACCAATGGCAACCATGACTCTTGATTTCATCCGCGAAGCTGCGGAGAAGAAGTACGGCTCGCTCGACATCGAGCTCGACGCCAACACCACCGTGAAGCTGCTCAACCCGCTGCGCCTGTCGCACGCGAAGCGCACCGAGCTCATGGCCGTCCAGAAGGAGCTCTCCGCTGAGGCGGAAGAGGTGGACGGCGTGAAGGTCGAGAAGCCGGACGAGGACCAGGGGCTGGTCTTCGACCAGATCTTCCGCCTCATCTGCGAGAACGAGATCGCAGCCGAGAAGCTCATCGCCTCGCTCGGTGGCGACCTCGCCCTGAAGGCTGTCATCTTCGACAACTACGGCGAGGCGACCGAAGCGGGGGAAGCCTCGGCCTCGCAGGACTGATTGACGAGTACGGCGCTGGCATCTACCCCGACCTCAAGTTCCACTACGACGTGGACCTGATCGACGTGATCGAGGGTAGAGGGCCAGCGCCTTCTCTCGTTTCATCCCTCCTGCAGAGGCTCCCCGACACCTCGATGACCACGGCCCTTGCGGCTGGCGGAATCGAGCACTTCGGCTGGGGCGTCGATCGGCACATGGATGCCGACCTCTACGACGCTCTCAATGCGAACACCCGCGCCACAGGCAACTGGGGCAAGAAGGGTCCGCCCAAGATCCCGAACCGGCCCAGGCCGAAGTTCAAGCCGCAGCTCAAGCAGAGCGACGGCGACACCACCCCCAAGCCGAAGGTCTCTGTGAAGAGCCTTCACGCTTCGATGTCACGGAGGTAGACCATGCCCGCAGGTCAGATCATTGGGCGCGTCAGCGTCAAGGTTCTGCCCGACACCGAAGACTTCCGCAGCAGCGCAAAGAAGAAGCTCACAGCGATCGAGAAGCAGCTTCCCGAGATCAAGGTGCAGACGAAGATCGACATGAGTGGAGCCAAGATCGGCTTCCTCGAAGAGATCCGAAAGTTCAACGCCGAGAACCGGATGAAGGACTCTCGCAAGGTCAAGGTCTACGCGACCTTCGACTCTCGCTCGATGAACGAAGAGATCACCAAGGGCGTCCGCAAGCTCAACGACAAGGCACAGGGTCGGCGCATCAACATGCGTGCGAACCTCGTCGCCTCGACGCTGGTGCTGGATCTGGACAAGGACGCCCTGAAGGACGTTGAGGACAAGCTCAAGCGTTGGCGCGACCGACAGTCGCCCATGAAGATCGTGGTCCGGCCCGAGCTCGCGCTCGGCTCGACCACCTTCCTCAACAAGCGCCTCGACTACATGACGCGCCCGCGCAAGGTGCCGATCGTCCCGATGCTCAACACGGGTGCCACCGCGAAGGTCGCAGCCGGTCTTGCCACCCTCGTCGCCGCCGCCTCTGGTGGCCGAGTGGTCAGCTCGATGCTCCGCAACATGTTCGACGTGTTCAAGAACATCGACAAGATCGCACCGGCCATCGGTGCTGTTGGCCTTGGCATCCTGGGCCTTGCGGGCTACGCCCTCTCGGCAGCCTCCAACCTCTTCGCCCTCTCCGCTTCGCTCGCGTCCATCGGGGCTCTCGCCCTGACGCTGCCCGCAACCTTCGCTGCTGGTGCCATCGGCATCGGCACGATGATCGCGGTGCTGAAGGACTTCAATACCGTTCTCCCCCAGGTCAAGTCGCAGCTCGCCCGCCTTCAGGACTCCATGTCCGAGAAGTTCTGGGCCAAGGCCAAGGCTCCGATCCAGGGCTTCATCAACGACCTGCTCCCCAAGTTCACGGCAGGCTTCAACCGCACGGCAGACGCGATGGGTGGCTTCACCGCCACGTTCGCGAACGCCTTCAAGGGCCTGCTCACCGGCCAGCTCGACGGCATGTTCAACGGGATGATCGCTGGTCTCAACAACGCCAAGGGCGCAGCCGCTCCCCTGGCTGGGATCATCACCACGCTCGGCTCGATCGGCGCTCAGTACCTCCCCGCAATGGGAACGTGGCTGACCGACATCGCCGTCCGCTTCAACGACTTCCTCACGGCAGCCGCGAACGATGGCAGCCTCAAGGGCTGGATCGACACGGGTCTCGTTGCGCTGCAAGACCTGGGACAGGTGCTCAAGAACGCGGGCACCATCCTCTCAGGCTTCGCCAAGGCGGCTTCGGCTGCTGGTGGCTCCACGCTCGGGATGGTCGCTGACACCCTGGAGCGAGTCTCCGACGCAGTGAACAGCCCCGCCTTCCAGACCGGACTCGTCAACGTCCTCACCGCAGCTCACGCCGCGATGAGCGCGATCTCGACCACGGCTGGTCCGGCAATGGAGCGCCTGTTCTCCACCCTCGGTGGCACGCTGACGAAGCTTCTGCCCATCGCGGGCGAGGCCATCGGCACGCTGCTCTCCTCGGTGGGCAACGCGCTCAGCAACCCCGTCCTCCAGTCCGGCCTCGTGTCGCTCTTCGAGGGCATCAACAACGCGATCACCGCCCTCGCTCCCGCGATGGGTCCGATCGCCACGTTGATGGGTGTGCTCGGCGTAGCTCTCGGCCAGTTCCTCACCACGGTCGGCCCGATCCTCGGAACGGTCCTCACCACGGTCGCGAACATGGGCATGGACCTCCTCCCCGCGCTGATGCCTCTGGTGTCGCTGCTGGGTGGCGCTCTGACCATCGCGATCAAGATGCTGGCCCCGGTCTTCGAGCAGCTCGCAGGCACCATCGCTGACTTCATGTCGGGCGGCGGACTGCAGCTCATCGGCACCGTGATCGGCGCACTGCTCCCGGTCATCGGGATGCTCGCGCCACTGATCGGCAACGTGCTCGCCCAGGCGTTCGCCGTCATCACGCCGCTGCTCCCGATCATCGGCAACCTGTTCGCCACGATCGTCCCGCTCGTCGGCCAGCTCATCGCTGCGCTGTTCCCGCTCGTGAGCGCACTGCTCCCGGCGCTGGCAGCCATCTTCGGTGCAGTCATCCCGATCGTCACGCAGATCGCTGCAGTGGTCCTCCCGATCCTCATCGGTGCGATCACCAAGCTCGTCGGCGCGATGGTCCCGGTCATCACCCTGATCGCCCAGCTCATCGTCTGGCTGCTGGGGAAGCTGGCTCCGGTCTTCGTCTTCCTCGCCACCGTCATCGCTGAGTTCGTGGCTGGCTTCATCGGCAACTTCACTGGGGTCTTCGAGTCCATCATGGGCATCTTCGAGGGCTTCAAGACGATGTTCTCCGGTGGCTGGTCCGCCTTCTTCACCGGCCTGTGGATGGTCGTCGTGAACATCTTGAAGCTCATCTGGAACGTCATCATGATCGTCCTCAACGTCACCATCCTGGGCGCGGTCAAGAAGTTCTTCGGTGTCATCAAGGGCCTGTTCAAGGGCGGCTGGGACACCGTGCGTCTCCTCGCGATGTACGCCTGGGACTTCATGAAGGCACTGCCCGGTCGGGCCTTCGCCGTGATGAAGAGCGCCGTCACTGGTGGGCTCAACCTCATCAAGGGTGGCTTCTCCGCTGGCTGGAACGCCGTGAAGAGCGTCGTCTCCCTGGCATGGACCAGCATCCGTGTCCTCGTCTCCGAGGGCATTGACAAGGCCATCGTGCTCGTCAAGAGCCTGCCGTCGAAGGCGACCAGTGCGCTGAGCAACATCGGCACTGCGCTGAAGAACGCTGGCACCCAGCTCATCGCCGGGTTCATCACGGGCATCAACGACATGTTCGGCAACGTGAAGGACACCCTGCAGGGCCTCACGAAGAAGCTCACCGACTGGAAGGGACCTGAGTCCCTCGACCGCGTGCTTCTGGTCAACGCCGGAAAGCTCGTCATCGGTGGATTCATCAACGGACTTGAGTCGCAGTACGACGCGGTTCACCGTTCGCTCTCGGGCCTCACAGGCTCTCTGAGCGACTCGATGTCCGTGAGTGCCCCGAACATCTCTGCGTCGTCCCTTGGTGGCGTGGATAGCGCCCTCGCGGGTGCTGGCGGTTCGGCTGCTGGCTCTGGTGTCTACGCGCCCCAGATCACGGTCCCGATGATGCCGACCAACTCCACTCCCGAAGACGTGGCCGACGCCATTCTGTTCGCGCAGAAGCGGTTCGCCTACGGCTCGGCCTACGCAAGCTAAGGAATCCAATGGCCGACCCTGTGCTCGAAGAGGGGACCTTCTCCCTCGACGGCTACAAGTTCGGCGGGGAGAACGACCCCGTGCTGGTGGTGCCTGGAGGTTTCGATCCAGGCACCACCGCATGGCGGACTCAGGATGCTGACAACCCGATCGGTGACGCGATGCGTTTCGGTCGGGATCGGCTCTCCCCGCCTGTGTGGAGCTTCAGCTTCCTCACCAACAAGGACACCTCGACGGACGGCCTCGACGCGATCGAGGCCATCGAGGGACGGTGGATCGCGGACAAGGTTCGCTCCACCCCCGGCTCCGTCCAGACGCTCCGCTACAACATCGGCAAGCGCACCCGACGTGTCTACGGACGCTCGCGCCGCTTCTCCCTGGCCGTCACTCCGATGGCCTTCCGTGGCAACGCTCCTGCGATCGCTGACTTCCAGCTCGCGGACCCGCTGCACTACGACGACGTGCAGTACCAGACCACGATCAGCATCCTCGCTGGTCGAGCTGCTGGCATCACGTCGCCACTGACCGGCAAGCTCTCCACCACCAAGGGTGGCGGGCAGATCGACACGATCCAAGAGGTCGGCGGCACTGCCCCGGCTCCGTTCATCGCGGTCATCAAGGGTCCGGTCTCGAACCCCTACATCACCGGCCCCGGCTTCTCGCTGAAGCTGAACACGACTCTGGCCTACGACCAGTCGGTGGTCATCGACACGCGCCCCTTCGCGCAGACGGTCATCCGCAACGACGGTGCCTCGCTGGCTGGCGCTCTCTCGCGCACCTCGCGCATCACCACCGCACGCCTCAACCCCGGCGCTGCCTCGATCTCGTTCGGCGGGACCGATGCCACTGGCACGTCGCGCTGTGACTTCTCCTGGCGTCCGACCTTCTACTCCCTGTAAGGAATCCAATGGCTCTCGAATCCGTCCCGTGGTTCGTTGGTGGTGGTGCTGAGCACTCCCCCGACGTGGCACGCATGGTCGCCTACGCGGCCACCAACGGTGCTGGCGGCGTGCTCGGTTCGCTCGACTTCCGCGTCACCCCCCTGCCCACCCC